GTTGCTGGTCTAACGGATCTTCTCCGTACAGTCCTACGTATTTGCCTTTTCGCTTCTCGTTTGGTTTATCGAAGTCGTCTTTATGCAGCGTATTTGTATGCTCCATGCCGCTTGGAAAACCGACCGAAATCTCGACTTTTGCTTCTGTCATAAGATTTCGGATTTTTGAGAGGTCTATCGTGTTCTGGATTTTTACTCTGATTCCAGAGTCCCATGCGTCAGACATAAATTCCGTACCTCTCCGGCGCGCTCATTATCATCGTGAGCGCCTTCTGGCCGAATAGGTTAGAGTTCAGCTGCTTTAGGCCCTCCTGGGCGTCCATATCAGAAAAGCTCACGGAGGTTCCTCCTATGCTTTTTGAGCTCAGTGCCATTCCGCCATTGCTTACGACACCTGTTACCGCGGTCGGCTTCGTGTCGGCCAGGTACCAGGCTGTTAATAAATTAATGCAGAGGTTGCGCTTTGCGGTCCGGGTCGGTTCTTCCAAAACTCCCCACAGCTGCAAAACTCCACTGAACATGACGCAGACTTCGTCGTACGCAGCGTTTATTTGCGCGTCTGTAAGTGTCGGGAAATTGTCAGCGTATTTAAAGTCTGCTCTTGTCATGTTCGTCCTCTTTTATTTCTTGCTCTTTTTTGAGCTTGTTTTCTTTGGTTCTTCTGCAGGAGCTTCGTCGTCGATTCCTGCTACGGCGTCGCGTCCTCTATCACCTTCGAGACCGTCGTCCTCCGGTTCCTTTGCTGCCTGCTTCTTGAGCGCTTCGTTCTCGGCCTTAAGGCGGGCGATTTCGTCGTTGGCCTGGTTGATACGCTGTGCGCTTGATACGTAGCTTTCCGGCATATGGTTCAAAACGCGGAGCTTCTTCAAACTTACGAGCTCTCTAAAAAATGGCTCGCTGTTCTGTACTCTTTCGAGCTCCTTGTCCTCAATTTCCATGAGGTTCTTTAATGGTCCCTGGGCGCTTCTGGCTGGGACTGTCTTACCGATTGACGAAAGTGTAACCGGGTACTGATAAAAAGATTGTATGTATTTCATTTTTTTGTCCTTCTAAAAATTAAGGGAAATTTCCGCTATTTTCCGCTGATTTCCCATGTTTGAAAATAAGGCCAGGGCGAGGAACTTCCTCGCTCCTGGTCATTTGTTTAGGCTCCTGTAGACTGCTTTGTGTAAGTTTCAGACATTACAGCGCTGTCAGTGCGTCCGCTCTTTACGGCGATTGCCTTGAGAGTCTTGGTTGCATTGATTGTGATTGCTGTTGTGTACTTTGTGCTTGCACTTGTTGGAGTTGATCCATCTACTGTGTAGTAAATGTCAGCGCCTTCTGTTGCGCATGAAAGTTCTACGCTTGTAGATCCTGTGAAGTCGCCACCTGCAGGTGTTGCTACCGGTGTGGCTACGGTCTTTGAAACTCCAAATCCAGAGTATACCTTTACGGCAATTCCTACAGGTGCGAATACGCCGGCAAATCTGCGGAGTACTGCGTGCTGCTGGTCGTAGCTGTTTGGATATACTGGGTATGTGAAATTCTCCAAAGGAACGCCAAGAAGGAGGATGTCCTGCTTTTCGTCGTTTGGTCCGGCTCCGATCTCTGGTGCTGTGATTACTGTGTAATCGTAATTTGTTGGGTTGAAGTCGGTATTTGCTGCGAGCATTGGATCTGCAAAGAATTCTACAGTTGGCTTGCTTCCGTTCTTTGTAACGCCTGCGTTGAAGTTTTCTTCAAAGATTGCGAGAGCGCTCTTTGCTTCGTAGTTGTTACTGTAAGGAACAGATGTAAGCAAATTGTAAGCCTTTGGAGATACGGCTACGCGTACGATGTCAAACTTATTCTGGCTTGCGTCCATGAAGTCTGTTACCATCTTTGCGAGAGCGCGGTACATGCTGTAGCCTTTGTTTGTGTTTAAGTCGTCTGCAGCGATTTCCTCGAGTGTCTGGCCGTTCCAGGTTGTGATACCGTTGATGTCAAACAATCCGAGTGTGTTTGTTGCCTCGTTACCGTAGTAAGTGAGGTAGTCTGTAATCATATCGATTACGTACTGAGCGTAGCGCTGCTTTTCTGCCATCAACGAACCGGCAAATGGTGAACCGTTGTCTCCCTTTGCGCGTTCCATTTCTTCAATTGTGAAGTTGAAGAATACTTTAATGTTGATGATGGCGCTTGTCATCATTCCGCCCTGTACGTTTACGTTCTGCTTAAGGTTAGCAGCTACTGTACCGGCTTCGTCGATGATTCCCCATCCGCTGTATGCAGCAAGAGCGAGGTTCTGAACCTCTCCCCATGGGTTTGTTCCGCCCATTCTCTTTACGAGGTCGCGTGCGTGGCTGTAAAGAAGAGGCTGTTTGAACATCTCCGGGAAGTATGAGGCATTCCATGGCGAGATTGCCTGGGCTGCGATAAGCTCTCCAGAGTCGCCTGTGTATGTCTTGATTCCGCTCTTTGAGTACTGGTAGTCGTATTTACCAGTGCGTGGGTTGTACTTTGGCTTCATGTTTACGGCCAGAGGGTTTGCTTTGTACAAAGCCTCTAACTCTGGTGTAAGTCCGATAGCCTGTCCGAGCGCAGCGTGGTCTCCTACAAAAATAGGATTAGCTACGGCGCTTGCTGGGACTCCATATTTAGGGTCGCTTGCGCGTCCGATCTGCAGGGTTGCGTCGCGGAGGAGGTCATTGGCCTTTCCGTTCATCCCTACCATTCTGCTGGCCATTTTGCCGAGCTTTTTGAATTCTGATGAACATTCAATTCTCATTGTGGTCCTCCGTTACGAAATCCAAACGTAGGCGCCGTCGTCTGTAACTTCTACTACTTCGGCTCCTGCGAGCAAGGTGTGGCTTGCGTCTGCGGATGATGATACAAAGCCGATTGTTCCGTCGTCGTCTTTAAACTGTACTTTGTATCCGAGCACTGGGTCTTTGTCTGTTTCCCAGCTCATGATTTTTACAAGGCCCTTTGCAATAAATGCACATGGCATATTTACAAGGTACTTGTCCGGATGAGCGAGCGCGTTCTGTGCGATTGCGTCGTCAAATACTACAATTCCGCGGATCTTGTTTCCGCTTCCTTTTCCGGCCACAATCTGTGCCGGTGTATCAGCGCTTGCAGAGCAAACTACGCCGAATTCCAGACCGTTGGTCTGTGTGCTGTCAACGATTCCGCCGAGCTTGAGATAGCCTTCCTGCAAAGGCACGGCCTGTGCATTAAGCTTCTGTGAGCCTTTGAAACCTACAGCTAATGAAAGGTTAGAGTCCATTGTTACCTTCCTCCTTTAGCTTGTGCGAACATCTCGGCGAGCGAGCCTGTTGCCTGTTTGTTGTTGTTTACTGTAATTGGAATGAAAGGAGCAGCGTGGTCTGTTACGACTTCTTCTTCCTCCTTTTCTTCTTCTTCAGCTTCTTCTGTTTCTGCCTCCGGAGCTTCGTCCTGGCAGGCTGCGTCCTCGGCCATGCGCTTCTTGATAAACTGATAGATTTCCTCCAGTGTATAATCTGCGTTGGCTCCTGGTTCTGCATCCTCTGATTCGCCTTCTTCTGCAGCTGGGACTTCTGTCTCCTCTGCAATCTCGGCTACTTCTTCGGTTGCTTCTGGCGCTGGTTCTTCTGCTGCTTCCGCTGCAGCTGCTTCTTCTGCAGGTGCTTCCTCGGCCGGTGGCTCTGGCACGTCTTTCATTGCTTCTGTGTCGAGCTTTTCGAACAAATCAGCTACCATTCCTGCGGCTTCTTTTGCTGCAGCTTCGTCCTGCTCCTTTACGGCTTTGAAGTCGTCCAGGAACCTGTCGAGCTTTGCTTTGTCCTCGTCGCCAGGAAGGTCTGCAGTGAAACTTTTGAGCTCGTCAACTTTTGCGGCTACTTCTTCGTCAGAGAGACTGTCCTTAGAAGCTACGAGTTCATCGAGCTTTGTTCTGAACATTCCCATGTCGTTATCGGTAGTCATTACTCGTTTGCGGGCTGCACGGAATAAACCTGTTAAAAGTTTCATTCTTCCGTTCTCCTTCTGCTTTTATAGTTATTTATCTTTAACAAAAAGCAGCAGGATTTCGTCTACTGCTTTTGCTGCGATACCAATTGCTGCAATCCAGGCTCCGTACATCGGTGGCTGGAAACAAGCCACCAGGGCCATTCCTGCAATTTCAGCGGCTTCTGTCAGTCCGCTGATTAAGGCGTAAAGTTTTTTACTCATCGCTTCCTCCTTTTATGTTGTCGCTTCCGGCTCGGTGCCGTAGCGCAGGTATTCGTATGTTGTGTTCATCTGTGGAACGTCTGCGATTTTGTGAACCTCAGCTTCTGTCGGGTGACTTGTCGGGAGCCCTGTCATCCAGGACTTTACTTTGATTCCGGCCAGGGCCGCGAGCTGGTTCCAGGTGAGACCTGCCTCGATTCTCTTTTCGTTGATTCTCCTGTAGACGTTGGTCCAGGAGCTCGGATTTCCTACGCGGAGCAGTTCTGCTTTGTTTCCTGCTTCTTTCATGGTTGTCCTCCTGTCTTTTTTATTTTCTGCAGCGGTCAAAGACCGAGCCTGCGGCTATTTCAAATACGGACTTTGTCTTTGAGGCGTTGTCCATGACTACGGCGTATTCCCCGCCGCGTCCGGCCCTCAATAAAGCCAGGTGATTCACGTCCGTGATTTCCTTCATGATGATGTCGTATTCCTGGCCGTTCGGCGCGGTCCCTTTCTGCCATTCAAAGTTGGCCAGGTAGCCTGGGCTGAGCTGGATCTCCCCGCGTTCGTACGCGTTGAGCGCTTCGTCGTCGTACATCATCATGGTGCTGCGGATTCCTACTTCGTTTGTCTCGCCGATGTAGTCTACGCTTGGATTTTCTCCGGTCCAGCCTACAGCCAGGTCTCTGAAGTTCTGGCCGTCTACCGGACTGTTCGGGTGATTGTGAACGAGCGGCAGGCTCTTGAATTTGTCGCATGCTCCGGCCAATACGGCAGCTGGCCTATAAACCTTATAAAGGCGTTTGTTCCTGTCTACCCATTCCGGCGCGTTCTGCAATGAAAGGCGCAGGGTCGGCAGCTCCTCCTGGGCGTAGTCGTAGATTCCGCTTACGGCAATTCTGATATTCTTAAGTTCCGGCATTTTGTTCCGTCTCCTGTTGTGTTCAAAAAGTGGCCGCCGGGAAAACAAAACGAAAAACCTGGCGGCCGTGAGGCTTGCTTATGGTCTCGCCTTTATAGTTATTTTTGTTGCAAAAAAAAGCGCCGGGGAGGGGCCCAGCGCTCTGCTTCTAACTTGAAAACTATAGGAGTGTTTCTGACAAATGCGGCAGTTCGTGCCGGTTAGAAGCCCGCCGGCATTTCCTGCCTCGCAGATTATGGCTCTGCGTCGGCCGCTTTTCCTTCCACTATGTCTCTGGCGATAATTCCCCAGGCTTCCCATTCCTGCACCAAATGCTCGTAATAGTTCAGCGCTTCTACCAGGTCCGCGGTTGTCTCTATTGCTGCGAGCTCGGTGCGCTTTGGCATTGGCGGGAGCTTCCTGTCATTTTCCTTCTTTGGCTTGCTTATGCAGGCTGTTATTGTTAGCGTCAATAATGGCATTAGCAATAGCCACCAGTTCTTCGTCCGTTTTTGCATTTTCTATTTTCTCCTGGACCTTTCCTTTGTCCTGGCTGATTCTCGACACCTCATCTGCGTATCGCAGGAGGTCCGCTATCGTTTTCTGCTGGGTCTTGATAGTCTCTTTCATTTCATTGTTCTCAGCCTGCAGCTGCTTGCAAACTTTGGCTGTAAAATAGAGCACCAAAATTAAGAGAAAAATAATAAGAGCGGCGATTATGTATCCGGTCATTCCTGTGGTCCCTCCGGCATGGTGAATTTGTCTAAGGCGATGTTTGTGTCTACTGTGATGAATAAAGCGGCCAGGGTCCCGGCTACCTTACAAAGTTCTGTTATCTCGCAGTTCGTGAAAACTCCGAGCCATTTCAAAACGGCGCCGATGATCAGAATTGCTCCGGCCGTTATCTTCGCTATAAGCGAGGCTGTCTTTGCTTTCATTTTGTTTTCCTCCGTTCTATCTTTTTCGTAAATAACCGAGCAGGCCGTCTCTGCTTCTTACGTTGATTTCCGCTCCGGCCTGGGTTATTCCGTTCTGTTCAAAAACAATGAAGCTGTCGCCAAGTCTGGCCAGCATTATTGCTACGTGGCCGTACTGGTTCTTTGGCGTGCTGTCCCATATGAGCACGTCTCCGGGGATCCAGTTCTTTGCTTTGCTTCTGATGAAGTACTTTTTTTCGAGCGGCATTTTGTTGTAATCCAGGAATAAATCTTTAGCGCCGCCTGTGGTGGAGCAGGAGCCTGTGTGCTCCGGGATTCCTTCTTTTTCCTCCCAGTACTGTCTTGCCAGGTCTACGCATTGCGCTCCGTATACTCCGTCGTAGTCGACCTTCTTTCCTTTGTATTTCGTTACGAATTGTTCAAGTGTCATGCTTCCTTCCTTCTGCTTATTTCAGAAAAAACGAAACGAGCAGGCCTATTGCTTCTCCGATTATTCCCAGGAGCATTCCGATAAATTTCGCCTGGTACTTCTTCTCGGCCTCGGTGATTGCCAGCTTGATTTTTAATTCCACATTTTCATTAATCTTTTTTGCGATTTGTTCTGGCATGTTCTTCAAATCGTCTTTGATTTCTTTGAGGTCCTGTTCCATTGCTGTTACCTTTACTTTCATTTCTTCTGCCGTCATACTTCTACCTTCCTACTCTTATAGTTCTTCCAGGTGTGTGAGGTTGATTTCGCACCGGCTGTGTCCTTTGTCGTAGTGGTTGTAAATGTTCAGAATGCGCACGATCTGCCATCTGTCGTCGGCCAGGACTTCTGCGTCCTGCAGTAAGTCCATTATTGAGCTTGCCTGGTTGTCGCTGTCGCGTCTTACGTTGTCTCCGTGGAAAAATAAAAGGCTTATGCTCACCGGTGTGTCTATAAGGTGCGGCTGCTTCCTCATGCGGCTCAGCTGGCCGTGCAGCTGCAGTATTGCGTCCTGGTGCCATTTCTGGTGGGCCGCGCTTGGGATCATGTAACCGGTCCGGGTCCGTATCTTTGAGTTCTTTTTGCTTGGTGTTTCGCCTTCAATTACGAAGCGGTAGCTTTCCTGCATTCTATCCCTCCGCTCTCATTATGGCCGCAGACGAGTTTTCCTTCGGGTTGGTAAACTGCAGCAGCCGGATGTCTGCTTTCTCCAGGACCGCTCTTTCCGGAATGTTTGCTATAGTGCGGTCCGCGTCTTTACAAAACAGCAGCTCATCGGTCGGGTAATTTTCGCGCAGGGCTTCAAGTGTTGCGCAGACGCTGCCGTCGGTGTCTATCGATTCTACGGTCAACACGTCAAAGGCTTTTTTGATTTCCTTCTGTATTTCCTTGCAGCTTCTGATGTTTTTAAATCCTTTGTATTTCTTCTTCTGCTGGCCGTCGTTGTTTACGATAACGATGAGCATGTCGCAGGCGTCCTTTGCCTGCTTGATATACCTTCTGTGGCCTGTGTGGAACCTCTGGAAATATCCGCTACAAATACCTACGCGCATTAGTCCTCCCATTCGACCGGAACCAGGCCGCAGCGGCAGTTATAGTCGTCGACTTCTACCGGAAGGTCCCGGATGTTGAATATCTGGCCGTCGAGTTGTTTGTGGCTCTCTCTTACCCTGGCATCGTGACATGTTACCCATTTGACCTTTGTAACTCCGGCGCTGGTGTAAGTGGAAAGGGTGAGCGCCTTGTTGAACCTCTGCATTTGGTCGCGTGCAAAAAGCCGCGAGAGGTGGTCTCCCCATTTGTATGCTATCTTTGTCAAATCATCAAACTTCAACGTATCGCTCTGGCCTGTGGCGTACGCGTGGATCCGCTCTAGCATTCGGCGCTTGATGTCGTTCTGCTCCCAAGTTAAGCGCTCTATTGAATTGTCCAGGTACAGGGCCTTGAGCGCTTCCATGTTGTCATTAAAGAGCTTCTGTTTGTCCAGGGTGAATTCTACGAGCACCTTCTGCATGCGTTCTCCGGCGTCGTCGAATAAGCGGCCCAGGTATTCGCTTTGCTCCAGGTCCAGCATTCCGGCGAGCTTTTCTCTTGTAGCTTCGGTCCTGGCATTACTTACGCTGTCGGTCCCTTCCCATTTGTGTTTGAGTGTGTTTTCTGCAGCGGCCATGTTCGCCTGGTTGGCGACCTTCTTGTTCATGTCCTCGGCTTCCTTCCTCATCTGTTCGAAGAAGTCCAGGAGGTTTTCGAGAGTCTCATTCTCGTCCTTTGGTGGCGCTGCGTCCAGCGTTGCGTTGGTCTGTCTTGCTGCTTCCTTAATGTCGCGGAGTAAGGTCCGGCACAGTTCGTTGTAATAGGTTTTCAGTATCCTGGCCATGCGGTCCTGTAAACGAAAAACCGGCCGCGGTATTCCCATGCGCTTCATGCGGAGGAAACCTTCGCGGGTCCCTTTTGAGTAGACGTATCCGTTAAGTTTGAAAGGGTATTTATTTTCTGCCATGTTTTAAGTACTCGTATGTCGTATTGAAAACCGGAGCCAGCTTCTTTAGGTCGTCGTCGCTCGGTTTGGTTCCTGGCTGGCCTGTCATCCAGGAGGAAAGGCGCACTTGAGCCTTCTTTGCTGCTTCGTCCCACGTCAGTCCCGATTCTATTTTCTTATCCAAAACACGAGCAAATATTTTCTGATTGTTTGTCATGCTTTCCTCCCATAGTCTATGTTCTCTGGTCCGTCGGTCCATTCGCAGCGGATTCCTTTTCCGTTCAGAAAACCTGCGACGTATGCTACGGCCGGCCGCTGCTGTATGTATTCTGTCTTGGCTATCATTGCGCAGCCTTTGACCTTGATGTCCGTGTATCCTTCCAGCCAGGCGTAAACCATCAGCGCGGCTACCGAGTTGTTAATCGGCAGGCCCTGCTGGTAGACTTCGTCCGGCAGCGCTCGTATCGCTACGTCGTCGTGCCTGGTCGATAAATCGTGCAGCTCCCAGTACTTGTCTGCTCCCTGGCGCGGGTCGGTCCCTAACATCCACAGTTCGTATCCTTCCTCGCGCACCTGGTCTGTCGGTATTTCGTCGTTGCCGCGGGCGCAGATTACGACCTTTTTACATTTCAAATTCTGCCTCCGGGCCAGGTTCGTTCATTTCACGGCCGCCGTTAATGGCGTCCCACATCTCCTGGTCCATGCCTTCATTCTCGCCGGCAGTTAATTCGTCCATTGTCTTTTCGTCGAGCTCGCCGTCCTTTATGAGCTTATCTGCTGCTTTGAGCGCTGTGGTGAGCGGTGCTCCCATGCTTACGAATGCTCCGGCTGTCTGGGCGAGGCTCTGTCCTATCTGGGCCTTTTCCTGGTCGCTCATTACGATTCCGTCGTCGCGCTTGATGTGTACTTCGTCTGCATGGCGGTACTGTTCGCTGTTCTTTCCGAATGTGTCCGCAACAAGCAGCTTGATACAGTTCTTAAAACTTGGCTCTACCTGGTTGAACAACAGGCGGGCCGTTTCGCTCTGCTTGAGCTTGATGTCGTCCTGGTTGTCGCTTGCCAGTCCTGTGGCCTTTTCCTGGAAAAGCACGGACTCTGCAAGGCCGCAGCTTGCGCAGAATGCCAGGCGCGATTCGTTGATTAAATCTCTGAAGCCGGAGTATGTTCTCTCCAGGATCTTGATTTCGCCTATGCTGTTAATTGCGCGCGGGTGGAGCATTGACCATTCGCGCATCTGCTGTTCGTTCTCCTCAAAGAATTTCCTTGCTGCTTTTGGTCCGTTCTCGATGATGAGTCCGTCGGCCGGCAGCGCGTGGTACATAAGGCTCGACTGCTGGGCCATAATCGGCAGCGACATCTTCATGATCTGGTATGCTTCGTAGTCTTTTATCCAGCCTTCAAAGTCGGACGTACTCCAGCCCATCTGTTGAATTGCTCCCCAGAAAGGCAGGCGCTTCGGCCTTACCATTGCCATGCGTTCTGTACTTACGCGGACACCTCCGAGTGGTATGAAAAGATGTTTTGCGTAGAGGTAGTCCTGGGCCGTGATGTTGTAATCTGGAACGAATACGCAGTTCCAGCGGTCTGCGGTTACCCAGTAGCGTATAAAGTCTTTTTCTTTCTTGATTTCGGCCAGGAGCTCGTTGATTCCCTTCTGTGTACGGATCGGGTTGTCTCCGTCAAGGACCGGATAAGATACAGCGCCTCCAAAAATAAGCGCCTGTGTTATAGCCTGGGCGTAGGCTTCATTAAAGCCGCATTCCTGGGCTCTTGCTTCCAGCTCCTGTATGTCCTCCGGTGTGTAGGCGTCGCATTCAAACTGTACGCCGTCCAGGGAAAGTATACCGGCCTTCTTGTCAATTACGCGCGCTGGCAGTCCTGCGTTGGCGTAGTAGGCTGTTGCTTCTGTCGGTGTGATAGAAACCGGTATAAAGCTCTCGGTCTGCATGCCTGGGTCGATAATGGTCCCGATTCCACTTGTCGGGTTAAAGTAGCCGTCCTGGACGATTCCTTTGCTCTTTGACATTTTGGCGCGTGCTTCTGCGTCCTTCTGCATGGCCTCAATGCGCGAGCCGTAATCTTTTATCATGTTTTCGCGCATTTCGGTTGCGCTCTGGGTCCCAGGCCTTGCGTCCTGTACGATTGCAGCAGCTTCGTCGCGGATCAGCTCCAGCTCGCTTGAGTCGAGCGCTATCGGTTCGTATCCGTCCTCGGTCTCTTTTCCGGCACTTTCGTGCTTCGCGATTGTCTGGAATATGCGGCGGTGGTGTTCGTTGGTCTCTGTCTTTATTAATTCTTCAAATCTTGCCATGGCTGGTTTTCCTTTTCCTTATAGTCAGTTATGCGCTTTGTCCTGCTATCTGCAGGTAGCCGTGCTCCTGGACTTCCTCGCGGCTCAGTTCCTTTAGGTCCATGAAGTCCTCATCACTGCGGACGATTCTGTAGATTACGTAGCGGACGCTGTCGGTGAAGTGGTCCGGGTCCTTTTCGCCTTTTCCTTTCTCCGGCATTCCCATGTCGTTGTAAGCCTGTACTTTGAGCGCTTCGCTTACTTCGTCTGTCTCGCGGCAGTCAAAGACTTTAAGCCGGCCCATTTTAAACAGCTTGTTTACGTAGAACACGGTGTCTAAAATGCGCGGGTTCGAGCTTCCGATTCTGCATTCTATTTCGTGCTCTATGATTTCCTCGCGGTACCCTTTGAGGATTTCCTTTCCGCTGCAGTCCGGGAACCACAGGATTTCGTTGGGTTTGTACGTGTTGCGCATTATGGCCGGCGCTCCTCCAATCTCTTTGAAGCTCCAGCCGCGGATAATGTACAGGCACTTGTTCCGCTTCACGATTGCGGTCGCTTTTGAAAAGCCGCTATTGAGGTCCTGGCCTACGTAGATTGTGTCCTTTGGTGTAATCTCGAAAGGTGCGCACTTGCATGTCGCTTCGTCGTAGTTGCCGAATACTCGGCCGCTCTGCAGGTTTACAAATCTTCCCTCCAAATAAGCCAGGCGCTCCTGCTCGTCGTAGATTGCGTAGAGGCGCTTGACGTAGTCCGGGTCCAGGCTTGTGTTGTTCTTTGTAAGGCCGCGGATCAGCACGTTCGGAAGCCTGCTTTCCTTCAGCTCCTGGACGACTTTGTAAAGGCCGCGGTATCCGTGGACCGTTGAGAAATACATAATAAACGGCTTTCTTCCGTCCGGCAGCGTGATTCGGGTACGTTCAGAGAGCGCTTTATGGGCCTCGATTGCCTTCTGTTCCGCGAGCTCGTCTATCTCGTCGCAGAGCGTTATGTTCACGTTCGGTCCGTAGATGTCTGTCGGTTGGCCGGTGGCGATTAAGAGGAAGCGCACTGTTCCTATGGTGAGTATGTTGTCCTTCTGGTTGTATTCGAACCTGGAACCGGTCTTTTTGAGCAGCTTCGCAAGTTCCAGGATTACGGTCTTGTTGAGCAGGGTTATCGTAGTGGAGCAGAGCGCTATGGTTACGTCCTGGCCCTGGTAGCGCTTTGAAAGGTGAATTACAATAAAAACGATTGTGTTTGACTTGCCGCAGCCGTATCCTCCGCAAAGCTCAAAGTACGAAACCTCCGGGCAGGCCCAGGGTGCGCTTATCATCTGGCGTTGGTGAATAAACGGCGTTATGATGTTCGGCTGCTTTGGGACCAGGATTTTACTCGGACTCGCCATCTCCGGTTATCTCCACGTCGGCGCTCTTGGCCAGTTCCTCTGCGGTCATGGTGTCGCCTGTGAGGTTTATGTTCAATGGGTCCGTGCCGTCCAGCTCCAGCTTTGTGCTGTCCTCGTATCCGCGGTCCTTTCCCTTCATGCGCAGGTACCATTTGCTGGTGGCCGTGTCTCCGTTGACCATTTCTTTGAAGATGTTATTTTCTGCAATGTCGAGCATTGCTTCCTTCTCGGCTTTCACGGCTGTCTCTGTTTCTTCCCATTTGTGGACCAGCTTGTCTACCGTGTCCCAGCATATCTTTTCGCCTATGGCCGCTTCCAGCTTGCGCTGTATCTTCGAGACGAGGCCCTGGGAGCCTTCTATCGCCTGGAGCAGCTGTTCTTTGGTTACGTTTATCTTCTTTGCCATTTGTGTCCTCCGGATTTTTTACCGTTTCCGACCATCCGATTACTCCAGGGCTCCGCTTCCTGGTTCGAGTCCGTTCTCTTTGGCCCAGGTTGTCCAGCGTCGTCTTATGACGTCACAATATCTAGGGTCAAGTTCCATGGTCCTGGCGTATCGTCCTGTCTTGGCTGCGGTGATTACTGTGGTGCCGGATCCTCCGAATGGGTCCAGCACCACATCCTCTGCTTTGCTTGAATTGAGCATGAGCCGTTCAAAAAGGCGCACCGGCTTCATTGTCGGGTGCTCATCGCTTTTCTTCGGCTTGTCCTCATATATGATTGTGGTCTTTACTTCCTGGTCGTACTTTTTGAGCTCTGCGATCAGCTGGTCCTTTGTCATGTTCTTCCAGTCTCCGCGTGTCTCGTCGAATACTGTAGAAAGGTCGCGCCTTCCTTCCCAGTAGTGTCCGGCTCCTTCCTTCCATCCGTACAGGCATGGCTCGTGTCTCCACTGGTAGTCCTGGCGTCCGAGGACCAGGCTGTTCTTTACCCATATCAAACATTGACGTATTTCGCCTTTGCAGTTCTTTACGGCCTGCCGGAAGTTGTAGCCTTCGCTGTCTGCGTGCCATATGTAAAAGGCGCCGCCGTTCTTTAATACTCCGAGCATGGTTTTGAATGCATCCGTGAGGAAGTTCAGAAACTTGTTGTCGCTCATGTTGTCGTTCTGTATCTTCTTTCCGTTGCCGCCTTCGTAGTCTACGTTGTACGGCGGGTCGGTGATTATGAGGTCGGCTTTCTGGCCGTTCATGAGCTTTGCCATGTCCTCGGCGCTTGTACTGTCTCCGCACATCAGTCTGTGTGGTCCGAGCTCGTATACTTCTCCGGGCTTTGAGTTCGGCTCTCCGTAGTCTACCTCCGGCGCGTCGTCGTCTCCCTTTGTGTCCTTCATGGCCTGTTCTGTGGAAAGGTCCAGGAAGCCGTCGGGGAGCGCCAGGTCCTCAAAGTCTATCTTTAAGTCGCCGAGGAATTCTCGGACGCTGTCGGCTGTCATGTGTCCGTACTGGCTGTTGAGCTTGAGCAGGATTTCCTTTGCTTCTGCCTCGTCTTTGCATTTAACATATACTACGGGTAGGGGTGGTATCTTTTCACCGGCCGCCACCATTCTCTGCAGCGCTCCCATTCTCCCATGGCCATCGATTATGTAGTTCTTTCCTTTGTGTACCCATGTGAAAAATGGAAACATAAAGCCGTGTTTTTTTATGCTGCGCTCGATTTTCTCGTAGTCTGCGTCGTCTCTTACTTTAAGGTTTCCCTGGAATTCTGTGAGCTTCTCAAATGGCAGCGTGTCCTGTGTCTTGCATTTAATCTGTATCATTACTTCGCTCCCGTTCCTTTAGCCCAGTCTGTTCCGTAGCGGTCTATGATTACTTTGAAGTCCTCCAGGTCGTGTTTGTTTACGCTGTAGGTTTCTTCTCCGTCCGGTCCTACTTCTATTCCTACATGCAGCAGTTCGTGGAAAAGAAGGACCTCTATCTGCTTCTCGCTCATGCCTACGCAGTTGTTCTTAAATACTGTTATTGTGAAGTCGCAGGTTATGGCCCATTTGTTCTTTGCCTGGACCTTCTCGCATTCTGCGTAGACCAGCTTGTCTTTTCCGTCCTTCTTTGTGCTGTCGCTTTCCAGGTAGGTAATCTTGACGCGGCTGTCTTTGATGTATGCGAGTTCCGGCTCTTTTTCTATGAGCGCTTCTGCAATGGCGCGGTAGTTGTCATTGATTGCTCTGTGTTCCATTTTGTTTTCCCTTCCTTTGTGTTGTTTCTCTTATAGTCATTTTTGTTAAAAGAAAATGGCCAGCCTTCTTCGCTGTTGCAGCAGCTCCGGCTGGTCTCACATCTGTTGGAAATTCAATAAGAATTTTACTTCAAACTTATAGTTGTTTGTTCTTTTGGGGTGTAGAATTAACTTGATTTAAAATAAATTCAGAGTTAATATTTCTATGTTGCGGTACGACAGAAAGTCGGGCAGCTGCGCCTTGGTTCTTGCCTCGGTCATAATGGAAACGCCCGCCCATTACCGCAATACATTTTTCTTTTCTAGTTTTCCTTCCTTCTTGTCGTTTATCCATCTCCAGTCTACGACTTCAATGTATTTATTCTCTGGACTTACATCAAGAACGGCGATACAGTTTTTTGTCATTATCTTGACCGGGTTCCCTCCGTTGCTTTTCTTTACGGATGTGTAATAATAAGGGTAATCCTTGGGTTTGCACAGCAGTATTTTATCCGGATTGTATATTGCATTTACCATTACGTCTCTGTGATTTAGGCCCTGGTCTTTTATTTCGTGATGAACTTCTTTCATTCTCTCTACGACAAATTTCTTCAGTAATACTTGCCTGTTGTCATGCATTGTTTCTTTCCACACTTTGGATTGTATACTCGGAAGTTTCAAGCTGCTGTTTGGGCGCATAAAGTATTTTTCTGTGAGATTGTTAAGGTTCTTTACTTCTCCTACAAGTTCTTTTCGTCGGTCTCTTTCTTCTGGAACCTTTACCCATCCATGAGCAGTTTTCCTATGCATTCCGTCTTTCCATTCTGCCACCTCTCCGATTTTGTAATTACTATGTTTGTCCTGGGTCCGTGTGTCCTGCCGCAGCCGGATTCGTGTATCTCCGGTCAGCGGCGGGCGTGAGGCTTTTACTCTGATTACGGTGTCGGCCGTGAGTTGTCTCATTTACGGATCCTTATTTTGCAGTCGCCGGTGAGCTCGCGGATTTTTGGAGCGGCGTCCTCTGAATAGCCGAGGTCGTAGCCTCTATTTTCTTCTTCGATGAATTTGTGGAGTTCTTCGTCAAATCCTACGACCTTTGCGATTTTCATGATTGCCTGTTCCTTCTCCGGGTACCAGTCGCCGTTGCTCTTGTGTCCGTCGACCAGGGCCTGGGCTCTGCTTCTGAGCGCGTTCTGGTATGTGGCTTTTTCTTCGTTCATGAAGCTGCGGAGACCTTTAAGTTCTTCTTTGTCTGTCTGTGAGGTTGGGATCCTGTGCTGGATCATCTTTTCAAAGTTGTATCCGTCGCGTGGGTTCTGTTCTACCTTTTCCTGGTAGTTTGTTCCGGTGGAGTCTCCCTCATCGTCAAAGTCAGATTCGAGCTTGCTTTCCATGGCCTTCTGCGATCTGGCTTCGCTTTCATCAAAGCGTTTATTAATTCTTTCCTTCGCGCTTTCGCTTGGTGCTTTCTTGCCAGCTATCCAGGCATTAAATTCTTCTTTTGCTTTCTGTGGATCTCTAAAACCACCACCGGTTGATTTGCCGTTCAGCAGTACGTGAAAGTCTCCTGTAACCTTACTCTTTGTCATCTGGACCTTATCACCACTTGGGGTGAGGGCTGTGTTCAAAACCTGGCGCACTTTGTTTAATTTTTCGTCACGTCCTATGCTTTCTACTTCCTTTTTCTTTGCGAGCGCATTCGATAGTGCTTCTGCCAGGCGGTCTGGGTTCTCGAAGTTGTCGCGTTCTCTAGAGAAAGGAGTACGAAGCGCTTTGATGTATCTCTCGACTCGCTCCGGTGTTGCGCTGGCTACAAACTCTTGGGCCTGTTTTTGTAGGTCGTCTGGGAGTTCCTGTTTCTTGTTTGTGGCTTCGCGGAATTTACGCAGCTTTTCTCTTGTGTTGTCCGGCTTGCTTTCGGCTTTCTGTTTGTTCAGCGCTTCCTGGGCTTCCTTCTTTGTTTTATATGTCTTTACTTCTTTTCCGCTTCCCGCTACCGGATTCCCATCTGGTCCAGCTTTAAACTCAAAGGTACGAGTAGGATTTTCTTTCTTTGTCTCTGCAGCAGCTTTGCTTCCGTTTCGTGGTGGCTTCCAGCTTCCATCTGGTTGTTTCTGCAGACCTGTCTTTTCGCTGATTTCGCCTGGTTTGTATACTTTGTCCTGGGTCTCTGGGCGGATCTTGATTTTGCAGTCGCCGGTGAGCTGGCGGAGCTTTGGAGCTGCATCTTTACTTCCTGGCGCTTCGTACTCTACGCTGGTGATTTTCTCTCCGTCGTGCTTCATAGTTGCTTTGCTTCCGTCCGGCTTTCCGTATACGTTGATGTCCTCTCCTGTATCTTCGCCGGTGCTGATTAAATCCCAGCCCTGTCTCTCCATCTGGTTCTGTGTCTGGCCGATTGAGATTCCTTCAAAGGTTGCGGCGTAGAGCGCGTCCTTCTTCTGTGCGCCTGGGAGGTCTTTGTATTTTTCCATGAGTTCTTTTGTTTTTTCAGATTTGTTTCCTACTGCAGCGCTTGATAAAAAGTCGGCAGCTTTCTGTTCGCTCATGGTTACTTCTTTCAATGAGCCGACCTTTGAAACTTTGTATTTTCCTTTGTCCGGTCCGCTTGTTACTCGATAAACGTCGTAGTCTCCTATAACCTTCATGTGTCCTAATCCTTCAGCGGCTTGCATTTTTTTCATTACGCCTTCTCGGTCCCGACTCGTTCCTGCATTTTTAAGTTCTCCATATTTGTCAAAGAAAAGAACGACATCTTCTTCGCCTTCCTTTGTGTATGTTATCGACGAGGTTCCTTCTGGTCCTTTGGTGCTGCTTTGCTTTTTATATCCGCTTGGTCCAAGCACGAGGCCTTCCATGTCTCCTGGCTTGTATCCTCTGTAAGAGTCCAGGTTCTTCTGTATGTGTTCTCCTGGTGGCTCGTCGAGTGTTTTTGTGTTAGGGCCCTGGCGCACTGTTGTCTTGCCTGCAGCTGGCTTTTCCTGTGTTCTGGCGTACAGGCGCTCTATTGTTTCATCACTCATTTTGTGCAGGTTGTTGTCCTCTCCTGTGGAAAGGTTGAGCGCTTCCATTATTGCTGTTTCCTTTGCGATTCGCTCCGGGGTTCTGTTAATGCTTCCGGCAGCAGCCTGTTTTGCTCCAGGTCTCGCTCCCTTCTTTGGTGGAGCCCAGCTTCCATCTGGTTGTTTCTGCAGACCTGTCTTTTGTGAAATGTCGCCAGGCTTGTATTTTACGTCCTCTGCGAGCTTTGCGATCTGGTCGCGTCCGTCCTGGGTGTATCTGTCTGTTTTGGTCATTTCGAATATGTTTTTCAAACTCATTTTGTCCTTCCTTCCTGTGGGGTTTTTCTTATAGTCAGTTTTACGCATCCGCTCTGGCTTCGCGCATTTCGTCGTAGCTTATTCCGTTAATGTGGAGCAGGTCGACAAAGTGTGGCGAATGCTTCCAGGTTCTGCAGAAACCTTTTATAAAGCAGGCGCGGCTGCAGTAGTTTATCCAGCTTTCGTTTGCTTCGTTCTTCTCGCGGTCCTGCACGATCCGGCCGCGCTCGACCTTCGTGTACTCGGTGTATAAATACTCGCGTCCGCAAACGGCGCAGGTGCAGCGCTCCTGGGTGATGTACTGGTTGTTGATTGGGGTTTGTGGTTCTGTGAAATCAAATATAAAACTCTGCTGTTCCATGTCGTTCTCCTTCTTTATGGTTCTGGAAATAAAAAGACCGGCGCACTGGCCGGTCCTGCTTACTTAAATGTTTTTAATCTGTATTTGATTGCTTTGTAGCCTGGGTATTCTTTTTTAAGCTTTGCCAGGACTTCGTCAATGTCTCCGACGCGTTCAAAGTTTTTCTTTCCTTCTGGAAGGTCAAAGGTAATTAACCAGCTTTCCTTTGGTCTTGCGTAGAGCCTGTTCTCTTTGCGCTTGGCCTGGATGTAAGCCATGGACTTTTCGTTCTTTTCGTGCTGTTTTTTTTCAGCTGCATCCAGGATGGCGATTGCCTGGTATCTTGTTTCCTGGTCTGCGCCTGGCCTTAAGGCTGCGCGGATCTTGTTTGCTTCTTCAAATGTTATATACATGTTCGTCCTCCTCCTAACATGTGCAATAATCTACCAGGTGATTCCCCAATCGGGAAAGTCTTAAGTTTGCGCCTGTTTCTCCGTCTGCATCTATAAGCTGCAGCTCGTGCATTGCTATGTAGATCTTGTCTGGAATGCGATCAGTTGTCAGGCCTTCATCTCTGATTGCGAGTAGGGCGCTCTGTATTTCCCATGGCAGTATTTCTGCAATTGCTTTATATGTTTCTGGTCCGTTCATTTTTTTCTCCTAATTATATTTCGAATATTTCATAATCAATGTTCAAGAGTCCCTTTTTCAAAGCTTCCCATCTGCTTGTAAGTCTTGCTTTCTTCTTTGCCTTCGCTGTTCTGCAGTATTATGTGGATCATGTTGTAGTCCGGTAAGCTCCAGCCTTTTACTGTCCATTCTTTGTTTTCCATGTTTCGCTCCTCCCCAGGCTTCCCCTGGGCTTTCTACACACACTATAAAGGGTTATCGCTAACCAGTCAAGCAAATTATTAAACTTTTTTTTATTTTTTTTCTTCTGGAAAAAGCGGCAGCTGGCCGTTATCTCTTTTCTCTTTTTTCTCCCTGGGCTTGTACTGTCTGCCGGTGATTACGTCTCCCAGCGCGCAGTATTTAAATTCCTTACAGTTTGTTGCTCGGCTTATCTGCTTCGCGGTCATGTGCAGCTGCTGGCCGTTTATCTCGGCGCTGCACCTGTATTCATCTTCATCGGCCTGGAAACAAAAAGCGCAATAGCGGCAGTATTGTTTCATTTTGTTTTCCTCCCTTTGTTTTATTTTTCGTGCATTATTACCAGGTCCAGCGCTTTCGCTATTCTGTACTCGAGCCTGGCGCCTTTGCTTCGTCTCCAGCCTTTGAGCATGTAGATTGCGCTGCAGGTGAGAAGCTGTCGGATGTCGTACTTCATGTATTGCTTCCAGGTCTTGTTCGGGTCTGCTTCGTTCTTTGCCGGGTTGAACACGTGCAGGCGCTGGCGTCGGAGCTTTTCTTCGGCCCTGGCAAAGTGGGCGCGGTAGTCCGGGTCGCGGGTTATGGATCCGCTTATGTAGATTCGGAGGGTGGGGGTCGTGGTCGTGGTCATTTGGCAGCCTCTTTCTTTGATCTTCGCAGTGCTTTGAATTCTTCATAGCATTCTTCGCAGACGCTATCTTCGTTTTCTTTTATTGCAATTTTGTCGTAGTTGAAGCGTCCGAATATTACTAGGTGGGAACCTGTGTAATAAAAAAGTTTTGACATTTCTTTTCCGCACCAGTCGCAGTAGTATTTTTGTGTTATCATATTTCCTCCGGAGGACATTCGTCCTTTATCGGGCAGTCTGATATAGTTGTAATATTCAATCTTGCTTTGGCACAGTCTTTGAAGCCTGCTTTATAACCTGCAAGGAAGGCTAGGGCTATCTCTCGAACGATTTTCCAATCAAAGCCATTTACATCAATTACGCTTTTTACATATTCCTCTGCCATTTCTTCTGCTTTCATTTTTTCTATCTCCTTGTCTAAAGCAATTACTATAGGCTTATTTTTATAACTTCCGTCTATTTTACTTCTGATAATTCTTTCGGCTCTTTCTTCACCTCTTTCTTTATAGGCTTCGGCTATAAATTCTGCATAAACCTTGAACTTATGTTCATCTTTTTCATAGTGGGCTTCAATCAATTTTCCTATAGTAACTACTCCAATCTCTTTCATTTTTATATCTCCTTCAAAAATTGCTCTGCTTCCTTGAAAGTTTGTTTTGCAAAAGCAGACATTTCCGTTCTGTCTACTCCTTGTAAAACACTATCAAGTAACTCTTTTTGATGTTCTATGATTACCTTTGCCTGTGCGAGTTGGTCTAATGTTTTACCCCATTCTGTTGTAAGTCTATTGCTTTTTTGTTCCCAGTATTGCTTGTCAGTTTTCAGTTCTGCGTTTTCCTTTTTGAGCTCTATCACTTGCTTTGTTGCTGCTCCTACCTGGTCGAGCAGTCGGCCGTTGCAGTCGGCGAGCTCATGGTTTTCCCTCTGCAGTTTTCTGTACAGATCTGCTCCGGATTCTGGTTTTCTGTCTTTTACCTTCATTTTGTTTTCTCCTTTTTTAGAACCTTTGCGGTTCCTACTACTTTTCCATTTTCCATCAGATCAACCTCGACATATTCTCCCTTTTCCTCCTGGCTCTCCTGCTTTGTCGCCGGTCCGGGCCATTTGATTTTACTTCGGACCAGGACGGTGTCGTCTCCTAGCATTTCGAAGTTCTCCACTTCCTTCACGTCGGCTCCGCTTATGAACATGAGGTGTGCCTGGGCGTGGCCCTGGTGGCAGAGCTCTGTCAATTTATCGCATGCTTGTTGAATTGTCATTTTTCCATCTCCTTTGCCTGTTTTACGATTTCGCGCGGGTAGTATTTTTCTTCCCATCTCCACTTGTTCTTCCTGTAGTATTCTTTGTGGTATTCGTGGACTTTATCTTTATGCTTTTCGTAGTAGGCTTTGTATTCTTTTTTGTGCTCTCGGTAATACTTGCGCTGGTATTCCAGGCGCTGCTCGTTTGTTATCCTGTGTATCATGCTTCGCCTCCTATATTGTTCCGAGCCCTGCAGAAAACTCCGGCAGCGGGTTGTCCTCGCTGTAGAAAAGGTGTAGGCAGTTTTCGTGCAGGTTTACGTGGTATTTCTTCTCCGGCAGTACTGTCACTGCTTTTCTGTCGTCTCCGATAAAATCGCGCTTTATCCTGGTGATCTCATCGTAAGTTGGCAGCCTGCTTTTCCTGCTCACAGAAATGTGGAGCCATTCGCGGCCGTCCTCGTACTTCCCGACGCTGGCGATTATCATCAATCCGTTGTGCTCCCAGGCTTTCATGTGTTTTGCTGCCTCCGGGCCCATCAGTGTTCCCAGCTGTACTTCTTTGTACATCTCCGGTGGATTTGGGAAAAAGTTAGCGGCTGTTATTTTGATATCTTCTACGTAGTGCAGGAGCTTCTTTACTTCGACTTCCTGCTCCGGTGTCAGCTTTGGCTCGTCGCCACCGACTTCTACCAGGGTATCGCAGTTACATCCGAATTTGCAGTATGCGTGGTTGTTGTCGCAGATCTTGCATGCTTCTACTTTACTCATCTTCTTCCTCCTGGTCCTCGTCGTCTCGGCTGATATATTCCTCATCGAGGAAATCCTCGGCGTTGTGGCCGGTCCGTTCTTCCAGGTCGGCTGTTCCTTTAATTCGTGGTATCCATAAGCTCATTCTTGTGCCTCCGTGTATTCGTTTGTTAGAAGTATGTTGTTGTGGATCCGTACGTCCTGGGAAAGCAGCCGCAGCTCCTTGTCCATCCGTTCGTTCCTCTCAAAGTTTGCGGTGTTGATTTCGTTCTGCTTTGCTTCCAGCCTTTGAACCTGGCGGTCAATATGGCATTGCGCCAGGATCAGAAAACTAAAAAGCAGAATGAAGCAGAAATTGAAAAGCACCAGGATTTTGTCTCGTTCGGTCATGTTTTGTTTTTTTCCTCCCTGTTTAATTTAATTCGTCTATCCAGTAGTTCTCGGTTGTTATCGGGTCCAGCACCGCCTTTCCCTTGATTATTACTTCGTCCAGCAGCTGCTCCGAAATTCCGAAACGCTGGGCGCATTCTTTTTTGGTTTCAAACTTTATATTCTGTTCCTCTCCGTATGCTATATATTCCACTTCGTTTTCCTCCCATTCCGGCTCCTTCTGTGTTGGTTCTGCTCCTTCTTTGAAGAACAGATCTAAATCTACAAAGTCGACTATCTTGTCTATTTTCCTGTGGTAGAAAAGCTCAAACTCTACGCGCAGGAAAAGGTAACCAGTGAAGCTCTTAGCTATCGTAAAATCCGGGCGTTTAATCAGCTGTATTACGATGTATGTTGCCGCGTCGCTGGCCTTTGCTTCTTTGTCAAACTGTGAAAGGTTTTTAACCTTCCTGTTGTGCTGGGCTACCGTGTTGATGTATTTCGCTGCAATAGTCCGGCAGATTTCGTATATCTGGTCCAGGGCCTCTCTCTTGCCTTCGGTCCTGTATTCGTACTGAAGGCTCATCAGTCTCTGGTTGTCGGTTTTAGGGTTGGAATACCAGCGGAGCTTGCCGTCGTGTTTTTCTTCCTGTTCCTCCTGCGGCAGGTCGTCAAACAAAGGCTGCTGCTTTGCTTTTACCAGGTACTCTAACCAGTCCACTTTTTTTTCCTCCCACTTGTTCTCTGCTTCCTACCTGCAGTATTTTCTGACGAAGTCGTCGACCGTTATGTTCCGCCTCTGGCAGTTCGTGCATTCGTAGTGCTTCTCGATGTAGTCCTTGCCGGTGCCGAGCGGTGTTGCTGTGGTAACCACAAACAATGGCTGCAGGGTCTTTTCGTAGTCCCCAGGGTGTTTGTCTATGCAAAACGGACAGTAGCTGTATTTGTCCTCTCCGCTCATCTGCTTGCGCGATATAATCCTGGTATCCGGCATTTTTATCCTCCCTGGTTGATTTCGTCGAAGGTGTATGTTTTCCCGCAGTTCCTGCACCTGTACGTCTGCTTGTCGTTATCCCATTCGAGCGCTTTAACATGGCAGCCCGGACATTCCCGCTCCCACTTTTTCTTCGGTGGCGGATCTTCTCCTGTCGGGCCGTTGCGTATGAAATTCTCCGGGTTGTAATTCGCGGGTAAGTAATCCACAAAGTTTTTGAAGGTGACGAACCGGTCAAAGCTGTATTTTCCGGTTATGAAGCTCCGCGGGTCGTTTACTGTCCTGGCGTAGTTCTCGCAGGCTCCGATCACGTCGTCCGAATGATACCGGCTTTGAAGGCTGCCGATTCCAAGTCTGAAGTCGCGTTGTAAAAAACTTATAAAGTTTCCGCGTGCGCACGGAAGTCCGGACTGATGGAAAATGTCAAATATTTTTCGTGCGTAGGCCTGCATGGGGGGAGATTCTTTTATTGGCGCCTGTGGTGCCACAGATTCATTCCCAATCTCAGATTCAGATACATACTCAGATACAGATACAAATACAGCTTCGTTTGCTTCGCTTTGCTTCGTTTTGCTTCGTTCGTTTGAAGCACTTTCAAGCGGTGCTTCGTTTGCTTCGTTAATTTGAAGCGGTGCTTCATTTTGCTTCATTTTGCTTCGTCTTGCTTCGGCGCTTCTTTGTCCTCCGAGCCTGCCGGATTCGCTTCGCTGCTTCTTTGTTTCTTCCCAGGCTTCTGCTTCCGAGTCTATGCGGTTCTTTATGCTGTTCCACATCTTTACGTCGCGCCAGTCTGCGAGCTCCGGTTCTATTCCTTTGAGCGCGTAGTTTATGGCATACATGGCGTATTGTGGCTGCAGTTCCTCCGGAACGTCTGCGATGTATTCTGCGTGAAAAATAAAACTTTCCTTTACTTCCATTTTGTTTTCTCCCTGTCTAAAACTTTTTGTACTACTTCCAGGCACTTGCCGGGGTTGTATCCTATGTTGCAGACGTGGTTACATTTAAGGCTGCAAACAATCGCGATGTTCTCCGGCGCGTCGATTATCCAGCTTCCCCATTTAGCCCGGTTGGCCTTGGTGTTTGCGATTCTGTGGGCTCCCTGCCAGGTGCTGGTGGTGAGCGTTTTTCCGCAGACTTCGCAAACGCCGCCGCTTGTTGCCAGGGCTCTCATGCGCTGTTCCTTCTCAGCTTCGTTCATGAGGCGCTCCTCTGTCTCGGTCTTTTGTTCTTCGCCTGGACTGCCATGCTTACCCATCTACAGTTTGAAGGTTCGTAGTTTCCGTCTACATTGATTCGATCTATGGTGCATTGTCCATATTTTGCGTTCTCGTCGTATCCGTTCTCCATAGCCCATCTTTCAAAGTTCATGTAATCTTCCAGCCATTCTTTGCATATTGTGATTCCTCTTTCTCCGTAATATTTATAATTTTGGCTGTGTGGATTAAAGCAGCGGCACTTCATATCCGCATATACATGGTATAATCTTGTGTATGATTTTCCGTGTGTCAGTGTTGCGGTAGGTTTCCCTCTGTTGATTCTTCCTACCACTTCTTTATGGTAACATCCACAAGAGCTTGTTCTTCCGCTTATAAGTCCGTCGCTTCTGCAGGTTATGTAGCTTCCGCATTCGCATTGACACAAAAAGAAACTTCTACCGTTTTTACTTCCAGTTCTTTGCAAAACTGTAAGCCGTCCGAATTTCTGACCTGTATAATCTTTTATTGCTGGCATTCTCTGTTCCCCTCTTTCAGAATGATTCCAAGCTGGGCGGCGAGCACGTGGCTTGCTTCTATGAGCTTTGCGCATTCCTCTGTGCTGCAGTCTCGCTCGCGCTTGGGTACTACGTGGCCGCTTATCGTCTGGAAAGGGTAGCCCATTTGTTCTACGGCGATCATCTTTACGCAGTATTTGATTGTTTCGTAGTCGTTGTATGTTTCGTTACAAATCTGCATGATATGCGCGTTTAAATGGTGATTTTGCGATTCCGGCCCGGTCGTGCGCGGTTTGAAAGGTCGCGCCAATGTTACGGCTACGTAGTCGTTGTTTTTGTCACGGCATGTGCGGAGCACCTTCCTTATTGCTTCCTGGAGCTCCGGCTCCTTCGGTGGCATAAATGCGATTCTGCCTTTGATGTCTACTCGCTGTAAGGTTATTGTTACTCCGCTCATGTCGTTCCTCCCACTTACTTTTTAGAATACGTCGAATGCTTGTTGAGCACCTTCTGCTTCTGCCTTTGGCATGGCCTCGCGTTTTTCTACTGCTTCGTCATGCGTTTTCTTTGCCTGCTCGAAGTAGTCATTAGTTCGGATTTCCTGTTCCTTCTGCAGGTATTCGATAACCTGAGCCGCAGTACGTTCCTTGCGCCAGCCTTCTACCTTCTTCTTTTCTTCAGTAAACATTGGGCTGTCGTCCGGGTAGGTTGCGTTGAGCAGCGCTTTGATTGTTTCGTGTTCCTCTTTTGTATCCGGTCCTCCGGCAAGTGTCGGGCCTTTTGCCTGCTGCTTTGGAGCCTGGCGCTGTTCCTGGTGTGGAACCTGCGGGGTTGCGGCATCCGTGTCTTCGTCCGAGCTTATTCCAAGAATTGCGCTTAATGCGTAGCGCTTCATGTAAGTTATGGCAGCTCCTAAGTTCTGAGCTGCGTTGGTCTTTGCCATGGCTACGTCCGGCAGCGCTATGGTGTCCTCTATCCATTCGCCTGCGGTATTAAAAATGCGAGTTGTAATTCCCGGTCGTCCTTCTGTCATTGTGAGGCTCTGCATAAAGCCCAGGTTGTTCTTTGCAAGAATAGGGCGCACTGTGGTGATTACTGTGTCCAGGTCGGTATACTTGTATCCGTATCCGCTTTTGTCTTTTGGAAGGGTTACAAACTCCTTCTGTGCCTTGACCATGCTTTCGAGCAGGGTTGTTATTTTTTCGCTTTGTTTCATTGTTCCTGTCTCCTAGTTGTAATCGTAGCTGTCGTCATATCCGCTGTCGGATCCGCTTGCCTGGTTCTTGTCCTTTGGTGTGAGCATTTCGATGTCGTTGGCAATAATTGAAACCTTGGAGAATTTCTGGCCGTCCTTCTCCCAGCGGTCCTGCTTGAGGTATCCGTCAACTCCGATCTGCTTTCCTTTGAGCAGGTATGGGCCGAGGTTCTTGGCCTGGTTGCCAAATACTGTTACATCGAAGTAGTTAGCTTCGTCGGCCCATCCGTCTCCGCTCTTTACGCGGCGGTTTACGGCTATGCTCATTTTGGCGATTGCCATTCCGCCTGGTGTGTAGCTTACTTCGGCGTCTCTTGTGAGGCGTCCGATTTCTATAACTCTGTTGATATCTGCTGTTGCCATTTTGTATCTCCTAAAAAGAAGGGGACCAGGACGGGCGATTCCTCCGTCCTGGGTGGTATCCCCTGTGGTCGTCTTTCCGGCCTGTCAATCCAAATTGCTTTTTTTTCTTGTGCCGGATTTGTTCCCTCCGGCGGGGGTTATGATTTTCCCTCATACGAGGTACTTGCCTGTTTTAGGCGCTTTCCTGTTCATCCTCCGGCTGCTTGACATGCTCCTTATAAAAGTTGCAGAATTCAGCACAGGGGCAGTAATCGGCGCACTTCTTGGATTCGCCTTTGCGCTCCTGGACGTAAAGGCCGGCGGTGTTCTGTGCGTTTAAGAAGCTGTCGGCTTCATCTCGAGTCTCGCATAGTTTCACTGCGGTCTTTCGTCCTTCCTTCATGACTGCGTACTTTGTCGCGGTCTCCCAGCGTTCGTCTGCGGTGCATGGCGCGATGTCGTCATCGCCTAGTTTGTACGCTTCCGTTACGCTTCTAATCTTTTCTTTGATTCTCTGTTCGGTTGCTTCCAGGTCGGTCTCTGTTACGTCAAAGGCGTATTTGTAGACCGGCTGTTGCGGGTAGTCAGCTTTGCGCCTTGCTTCTATCTTTGAGTGATCTTTGAGGAATGCGTAAAACTCGCAGCGCTTTACTTCCAGGCCGTGCTGCTTCATCAGCCAGGCGTAGGTTAAGCCCTGGTTTTTCCATTCATCAAAGCTGCCATGGATTACCTTCCAAACGCTGGCGGTCTTGTAGTCGCCGAGTACCTCGCGCTTCATGTCGTAGAAGTCTACGCGGCCGGTAACCTTCCAGCCTTCTACTTCTACCTCAAACTCTTCTTCTTTGAATGCTTCGCTGTCCTGCTTTTCCATGATTGCGTGGAAGGCTGTACCAAACGAAGCCCATACTAAGTCGGCAGCGTCCTGGGTCAGCTCGTCAAAGTGTCTATCGTATAAAACGATTTCTTTGTCGCCTTTGAGCAGTGTTGTGGCGCTCAAGGATCCGGGCCTGTTGTGTCGCACTTCGCTCACAAAGTTTACGAATGCTTCCGGGAGGCCGGCTTTATTTGTTGTCGTCATCAGCAGCCTCCTTCTTGTTCTTTTGGTGGATTGTAAGGCACCAGCTTCCATCGTCGTTCCTCTGGGCGTTTGTTATCGTCCAGCCGCTTTCGCCGCCGTACCTGTCGAGTTTGTCGGCGATGTCTTTAAGTTCGTTATCCATGGATAACCTCCTTATGTTTTGTTTTCCGCGTCTGCGGTATAGGTGCGGGCAGGAGTTGAACCTGCCGAGCTCTCTGATGGTCTTTGGGTGGAGCTCCATGGGGACCGTGCGCACCAGGTATTTACTTCACAAATTGTGCTCTAAAGATTTTTTTCTCGTAGCCTTTCCAGGCGTTCTCGTAGAATTTCTGCAGCAGAAAATCTTTGCGCTTCTTTGCTGCGGCTGCCATTGCTTTGCAGCTGTTCTGCTTCTTTCGTAGTTCCATGACCTCTTTGTCAGCTTCTGTCATTCTTTTTTCTCCCTTAAAAAGAAAAGCCCACCGATTGCTAACTTATCGGTGGGCTGGTGTTCTCCTGTCGGAGTTCCATCGCAGAGCGATGGGTTAAGTTAGCAAAAACTCAGCGCTCTGGGTTCTTGCTGTTAATCTTAAAGGGTTAAATTGAAATTGTCAAGTAAAAAATTAAAATTTGACAAACTTTTTTATTTTTTGTAAGGTTTTTCCTGGTGGCAGGGGTTGGAGTGTCTATGTCTAATTACCAGGCTCTCCAGCGCCGCAAAGCCTATTATATTCCGCTTGTGGCTGCTGGTACCCTATCTATCCGAAAATGTGCAAAATTATTAAATCTGTCATCGCAGTCTGTCTTTGTCCTTAAACACAAATATCTGCAAAAAGGCCAGGCTGCTTTCGTTAATGGCCACAAAGGCCTTGTTTATCAAAAAAAGAAATATTCGGATGAATTCCGCGCCGAGCTTGTCCGGTTGTACCGGGAGTTCTGGCCGGACTCTCCGTTCGCGACCTTCTGTGAAAACCTCCCGCTTTATCACGGTCTGGCCGTTCCTTATCACGTGGTCCGGCAGGTGCTCTGTGACGCCGGTATTAAGCCTCCCAGGTCCTGGTCCACAAAGGAAAAGGCCGAGCATAAAAAAAGAGACGAAAGGCCGCGGGAGGGTGAGCTTGTTCAAATGGACGCCTCCTGTCATGACTGGTTTATGGACGGCGGGTATGAAACTCTGCACGGCGCTATCGATGATGCTACGCACCGGGTTGTCGGTTTGTACTTCTGTCTTAATGAATGCCGCTTAGGTTATAACGAAGTCTTGCGGCAGACGTGGAAACGCTACGGCCGGCCGCTGTCTTATTATATCGACCGGCATTCGTCCTTTGTCCGGTCCGCTCGTAAAAAGAATAAAACTATCGGCGAGCGCCTGTTGTACTCAAAAAACGAAAGTACGCATTTTAATGACCTTTGTGATGAATTGTCTATTGAGGTAATTCTTGCGCTCTCGGCCCAGGCCAAGGGTCGTATTGAGAGGCTCTGGCAGACGCTGCAGGGGAAGCTCCCTTATATTTTCCGCTTCTTAAAAATCCGGGACATCGACTCCGCTAATGCTTTTCTAGTCTCCTGGCTTGATTCGTTTAACCTTAAGTATGAACGGCTGGCAAAGTCTGAAGCTGTGGCCTGGCGTCCGCTTCCTTCCGGATTTGACCTGGACTATAAGCTGTCGGTCAAGTTTTCATGCAGGACGGATTCGGGAGGCTTCTTCTCTTTCCATGAGTGTGATTTCCGCCTGGTCGCTCCTTCCAGGTCTTACGTGCATTTTGAGCTCTGCCTGTCGGAGCGGTTCGGACTACGTGCTTATATGGGAGGCCGCTGGTTTGAGGTCCAGCTTGCCGGCTCTTATCTCCAGGACGTTCGTGGAGATAAAATGCCAGCGGTTGAGAAGGACCTTATTGCGCGCTTCCTTCTGTCGGATCTGCATCGCGATTATGCTTGAGGTTTTTCTTCGTATAAATACTCATCTACCTCTTTGAGCAGTTCTTCCGGCTTGATGTAGTCGATTCTTGCTCCGCTTGGTCCGAGCGCAGAGAAATATAATATATCGTCTCGGTTGCAGTGCTGGATGATATTCTTGTTGTAGTCGTATCCAAAACTCAGCGGGAGCGAGTGTCCCCAAACTACCACCGACTTTGTAACGCCGGCTACCATATGCTGCAGCGAGCTGTCAATTGATACTGTTCCCCGGCACTTTTCGTTTTTGGCCAGCTCGTAGTAAGTCAAATAAGGAAACGTGAAACTTTGCGCTCCTTCGTATGTGTGTTCGTTTGGCAGCTGATACATGATGATTGCTGTGTTCGGGTGTTTCTCTTTGAAGAGCTTTATAAACTCCTGGGCCTTCTCGAACGGATAGTGTCTCTTGAGCGGTTCGTCGTCGTAGTTAGTCGGTACCTTGCTCCAGTCCGGTTTTCCGTCTGCTCCCTGTGGAACCTGCACAAGAGGAGATTGTCCTCCTTCAAACTGCATGATTACGAAATCCTCACAGCCCTGTTCTTCTAACGAATGCAGCACGGTTCCTACGCATTCATTAAGGTTGTTATATTTCTTTAATGGGTAAAGCTCGGCCTTTGTATCGGATCCGTTTTTGTTGTTGTGAACCTTGAGCCCTGCTGCTTTACGCCAGGCGTCTGCGTACGAGAGCTTCTTGTAAATAAAATCTTCGGTGTCGTACATGCGCTCGCAGATGAGCTTTGCGTCGTCGTGTTTCGCGTCAAAGATAAAATCGCGGACCTCGTGTGGTTTGTACACGTAGTCTACATGCGGGCTGGCTTCGAATACGTCAAAGTACGGCGATAAAATGCAGACCTTGTCGTATGCCTGTTTAAGCTCTTTGCAGATGTGGCTTAGGGCCAGGTTAAAACCGAGCCCTCCCTGCGAATTGATATAAATATTTTTAGCCATGTGCTTCCTCCTATGACTAAATTTATAGTTATTTTATTACAAATCAATTGTAAGCATTAACTGGGCTGCGTCGAATAATCAATTGCAAGCATCAGCTGGTCTGCTTCGGTTATGCAGTTACAATTTGCCGAGCACGATGTCGAAAAGGATGTAGTTCCGACGAGAGTATAGCAGCTTGTGCTTAGGTGAGCGGTTCTTGGTAGTGCATTCAGGCAATCATAATTATTTACTGATATTAATCCTTGACAGCTTACGCTTGCTGGCGCCAGTAGATATACTCCGCATCCTGTATCATTTCTACAAACACAAGCATATATGTTGTAGCATTTTACAAAATTTGGGCTTGTGCCAGTTCTTGAAACGTAACATGATTTAAATACTATTGTGTTTGTATATAGCCTGCTTGCGGCGTCAGCTCCACTGGCTCTTCCGCAGAAACAACAAGTTTTTAAAACTCCGGTTGCTGGGTTGAATGTAAAAGGACATTTTCCCGAGCCACCTATAGTGTTATAACCTCCTAATGTAGCACCACTGTTTCCAAACATTACATATCTGTCGCTGTTTTCACACATTGTTTCATACAATACACATCCGGCACAATTTGAGTTGCTAGCTGTTCCACAGAAACATTTTGCTGTTAGGACTCCTGTTGAAGGATTAAATGTCAAAGGACAGCCACATGAAGCGTACACTCCAGAGCACGTGGCTGCCGCGTTTGAATATCCAAATAATAAATGCCAATTATAATTATTTGAAGATACACCTCTGTCTACATAGCAAGAAGAGGCAGCACATGTTGCTGCGGTTGCTGCGGTTGCACAGGCTACGCGGATTCCGTATCTATTTGTTCCTTCACAACAGTTTGAAACGTCTAATAAATAATTACTATCGCTGCAGGTGTTATATCTGGAAAAAACAAACCAGGCGCTTGTGTCTGAGGAAGTGTGGACACATTTAGGTATCGCGTGCACGTGGTCGCTTCTGGCGGCTGTTGTTGCGGTACCTGCTGACGCTGTGGCTGCGAGCGCTGCTCCTGCAGTGTTTCCTACTGCGGCCTTTCCGTTGGCAACCGAATAAACACAGGCGACGGCCATCTGACTTGCGGCTACGCCTGTGCAGGCTGACAGGACGCTGGTGTATGTATCAGATATCTTGAGATGTCCGTAGCAGTCTGCGTTTCCTACTCCGTATGTGGTCGCTGACGAAGCGTGGGCCTTTGGCGCAGATGTACCTACGCAGGCTTCAATTTTACACATCATTGACTTGTAGACCTGGTCTACGCAGTCGGCGCATGAGCTTGGTGTAAAGCCGGCGCAGGTGAGGATTGTGTTAAGTTCCTTCTCTACGCTGGTTAATCCTGTATTTAATTCCGTTACGCCTTTTGAGTTTTTGGCCCATGCCCAGTTTACGTACTCTGCCGGGTATACGTCTCCTTCCTGGAAACCGTTAGAATATTTTGAGTTATCCGGCTGCACCTTGGTGGCGTTGTTTCCGAATACTGGATAGTTTTCAAACGTTTGTAAAGGTATCATTGTCGTCTCCTTATATTACTGATTGTATAAGCACCTGCGGTGCTGTCGCGATTCGGTAGAAAAGCTGTGTTAAAATCCACAGGTTTTTAAATCCGATGTTTTCCTGGAAATTGACGATTATGTCCTGGGTGTCCTCATCCCATTCAATCGTATAATTGGCGCTCATGCTTCTTGCTATGTAATCAATAGATTTCAGTGTAACTCCGTAGCGCTTGAGCTCAGCCATTCCCTTTAAGAATTTTCTGTAAACGCCCAGGCTCATGTAGTTTGTTTCTGATATCTGTATTGTGGAAAGCTGACCGCCGACATTGCTTCCTACTGTTCCGAGCCCTATATCAAAGTCCTGTGTCATTGGCAATGTTCCAAGCAGGAGCACGTTTTCGCTGTCGAAGCCTTCCGGAACCAGCGGGCGGAGGTATCCGATAATACGGCCTATGTTTTCGAGCTCGGTCTCCTTAGCCGTGTCTATCGAAAGGGTGTAGAGATAGTGTTCTATTGCCTTTGCGTCTGTCAGTTCCTGGTCCAGAGCTTCTGCATTTGCAGAAACCACCGGGCCGTTCATCTGTCGCGCGTAGTACTTACTCGGCTCTATCATTCCTCATACTCCTGTATGCTTATGGTTGCGTCTACTACTGCAGGTATTGTGTTGCAGTTCATTTCGAGCGAGTCGGTCCAGGTTGTTCCGTCGGCGCTTATCTTTACGTGTGATACCTTGGTGTAGGTGCAGTCAACGAAAGGAGCGCAGGCGAGTACCTGTGTTACCGTGTCGCCGATTTCCCATTTTGAGCTGGCGTAGATTAAATCCTTTTTAATCTGGTTTTCTACCTGGCTTCCGACCTCTGCGTCTTTTTCCAGGTATACCTTGATGTATATATTCTGCTTCTTCGCGTCGTCATATTTAATCGGGATTGCCTGTCCGGAGCTTGTTATCCATTCCTGTTCATGCTTCGGGTCTCCTGTTCCCGGTACGGCAGCTTCCAGGTTCTGGGCCGATTCTACGTTGGTGATTGTCTGGTCCAGTTCCTGGATTCCGAGCATTGGCACCTCGTATGCTCCCCATTCAGTACAGGTAAAAGGCACGACCTGGCTTGTTCCGGCATTTACTGTGGTTGCTGCGTTTATTTGGAAAACGTGGCCGTTATAGGTTGCCGTTGTTGTGTCCGGAAGAGACGCGTTACCGGCTCCGGCTGTAATTGTAATATTTACTGTTGAGTAGGTTCCTTCTGCATTCGGGTCGTTCTGGGTCGGTGCGTTCATGTATTCAGCGTAGGTCTCGGCTATCTTGTCCGAGCTTCCAAGGACTACAATGTATGCCGTTCGCGGATCTACTTCTACTCCTCCCGCAAGTTCGAGAGGGTCTACCGTGTCGTAATTAAAATAAATTCTCGCGTGGCTGATTCCTGTTAATTCTTCCAGGGCGCGCTTGCAGCCGTCTAATGAGTACTTAATCGTATCCGCATTGAGCAGGCGCTGTCGCAGGGCGTTGGTTGTCTCCGGTGCTATTCCCGGTTCAGAGCTCGACGGATTTTCTACACTTGCAAGGTTTGCAATGTCCACATCAAACGATGTTACTTCTCCGCTCAAAACTACGACTGGACCGAGCGTGTCGCAGACCGTGTCAATAATTGCCGTACTTCCGGCGCTGATTACAGTCTCTACCTGGGTTACAAAGTTTACATCTTCATACGGTGCTTTTGTGCCGGCCGGGATTACACACTGTCCGTCGGCGCTCGCGGTTGCTACGAGCTTAAGTGTTGAGTAGCTTCCCGGGTTGCGTGTAATAGCCGCAATCGGCAGGAGGTTTTCAATCTGGGCGTCGTCGCAAAGCTCAATATTAAAACTGTTGATTGCGCGGGCCAGGTTCTGGTCGTTGTCTGCGAGTCTGTTTCCGTCTCCAAGAGCCAGCAGATACAAAGCGTTGGCGTAGTTCTTCTTCATCTGCACTACGTTTCCGTCTTTATCTGTTATATTGTTTGCGATTAAAAGCTCATTTATTTTGTCTACGATTCTGTCGGCGTGCTCTGCAGCGGTCTGTGGTTCCCACGTCTCGCCATCAATTTCAAATGACATTTGTATCCTCCTGTGGCGCCTTTCTTATATTCATAGTCAGTTGGTCGTTTTCTATGTCATACTGCGGATAGTAATCCTGGCGCTCTACGTTGGCCAGGCTGTCGCGGACGTAAAAATCCAGGACTCCGAATGAGATTTTGTTCGTTAAAAAATCGGTCCATGGTACGCCTGCTTCCTGCAGCTGCGGCACTGTTCCAACAATGAGAAAACCGGCCAGTATTGCGCTCTGTAAGTTCTCGGTCTCGTCTGTGATAATCGGTACGATTCCGTCCTTTACATCGCAGTCCCAGCTTACGCCGGCCGTGGTTATATCTTCTGCCTGCATTTTCAAATCCATGTTATGCTCCTGTTCCGTGTTTTACTTTGTCGCTCTCTACGTTAGAGAAATCCTCTTTATTTGTTATCGTGTTCAGTGTTGCAACAATTCCAGCTTTGTAGGCTGCTCCTCCGTCCTCGGCCGTAGTAGTTGAATTCTTGAGCGCACTGATTATCGTGTCGACTCGTGTTGTCAAATATCCCAGCTGTGTTACCAGCTCCGGTGTTATACAAAGGCCGCCGTTGTCTGTTCCGTCAAGTTCTATTATGTCCGTTGTGTTTACCGACAGCTTTCCGTCCTCGGTCTTGATCTGAACCTTGGCCGTGTTGTCAAAGACGCACAAAGGCAGCGCCTTCATTGTTTCGCGGGTGTAGTGGATGTAGCTCGTGGTCTCTGTTGCTATCGTGACGCCCTGGGTTTTCGGTACGTAATCTTTAAGGCCAAGAAGGAGCACCTTGTCTCCGGCTTTGTAGTCGACCTGGAGCGCAAATCCTCCGCATGAAAGGGTGAGAACTTCCAGGGCCTTTGTGGTCGTCGCTCGCAGACTCTCTCCGCTCATCGTTTTAAGGATTTTCGCGTGGACCACGTCGACTGTCTTGTCTGTATTTACTGTCTTGATATATCCGTAGTCGACGATATAATAACTCGCGAGTATTGATTCGATGAGGTTCCTGTCTGTATAGCGCTCTGCTTCAAATATATTATCCATTCTTTTTCTTTCCTACCAGAAAGCCCTGGACTGTCATGCTGTTGGCTCCTCCGGTTGTTCCGAAGTGGAAACTCAGCGCGGTTACCTGTATGTCCTGGGTACCGCTGTCGCTTCCTACCTTCACAAGGTTGCGGATGTAGGTTCTGCTTGGTATCGTGAGCCTGTCGCCTATGCGCAGTTCCGGCATCCATGGAGCCGTTACTGTGGTATAATAAGTTCCGTCGCTTCCTCCGGTGTTCTCCTGTGGTGGCGCGCTCATGTATTCCAGGACGTAAGAATTAACGAAGTCCTGGCCGTCTTTGAGCAAAATTGCCACCAGGAAATTACCGCGGATGAAGATGTCGAGCTTGTCGCCTTCAAACAGACTTTTAAGTTTTTCTATTGCTCCGCGCACGGATCCGTCGTATTCAAACCTTTGTTTAAGCTGCAGAGGTTTTACCTGCTCTCCGGCGTGGACCATGTAAACTCCGAGCTGCTGTCCTATCTGATTCAGTACCGTGGTGAGCAGTGTTCCTGCTTCCATTGTCATCTGTATTGTCGCGTCGAGCCATGGCTGTACGCTTCCTTCTTTGCATTGTATTACTGTCTTTCCTTCCGGTCCCGGTTCTTCCTGGTACATGGAGTAAATCTTACCAGTGAACGTTGTTAATCGTCCCTCGTATCCGGCCACCACCTCTACGGTGCTGTAATTGCTGTCCTTCAAATTCAAATATAGATTTTTAATTGTTATGTTAAAAGCCGGCAGGTAGCTCTTGCTTGAGAATGTTCCGTTTATCTCTATCGAGGGCTTTCGTCCTTTGACCGGACAGTCGATGTAGGTATACTCTCCTTCGGACTGCAGCGCTAACGACTGCAATTGGGAGAGGCTGTTTACGATTCCGGCTGTAGACACGGCTGCAGGGACGACGCTTTTCTTGGCCGTGGTACTCTTGTAAATCTTGAGACGTATTATTCTGTTGAAGTTCTGCATTACTGCCATGTAAGTATGAACATCTCCGTGTGGTACAATCCGTCAAACGCTATTGACTCTGTCTCTGCTTCAATGACCAGACCGTAGTCCTGGCTTCCGGTCCAGCTCGGTACGTTCGGCTCTGTTCCGGCCTGGCGCACTGTTCCGTCCGGCAGCGTTACCCAGAGGTTCCAGCGGTTGTTAAACCACTTAAAATGAAATTCAAAGAGTCCGCTTTCCGATGTACAGATAAAATTGAAATTCTCGACCGGGTCCGTGCTCGGCCATGGTACGAGCTCCTTTTTTGTATATTCCTTCATGCCTTTATAGTTAGTCGGGTATTACTTGCCTTTTCAGTTAGTCACGTATTACTAACAGTCGGTAGGTTTTAAACTAACAAATGGTAGTCAAAGTTAGGCCCATATTCCAGCACCTATGACGAGTAAAAGGAAACGCTCGACAAGTAGTTAAAACCGGCCCTACGATTGAAAATACAGGGGGTATTTTGAAGTTTTTGAGTAATTTGTCGACCACTTTGAAAATGGCCACATTTGGGCCTAGGATTGCTCACGTTGCGTCGGAGGGTTTTTATCATGGTCAAAACCTGGTTAAAACCGGCTATTTTCGGCCTTTTCGGGCTGTTTTTGCAGTTTTTCTACAAATAGTGAAACTTCGCGCGATTCAAATTACGAGTACAATTTTACGTGTATTTTTATTTGTTAGTCTAAAATAACCGGAGCGAGCTTACTACTGTTCCCAGGCTTGCTGCCGGTCCGAGCGCGCTTCCCACTTTGGCTATGGATTTTTTTACTCGGTTGAGAGGTCCGCTTATTCCGCCAATCAAAGCAGAGAGCCCTGTCTCCATTACGTTGATTTCCTTGAGTGTCAAAGAGAACGGTACGGCGTTGGCAGCGTCCTTTTGTTGAGCGGTCTGCAGGCTCTTGATAACTACGTTGTCATAAATCTGGGAGGTTCCGTCTTTGAAAGTTAAAACGGCGCCGCGTTCGAACCATTGCCATAAAATATCATGATTGATTTTTATTGTTGGCTGGAAGTAGGCCGTTTGGTCTGTTGCCTTGTTTCCGGTAATGTATCCCGATAGGTTCCAGCTCTTGCTTCCCGGTGCTATGTTGTCCGACACGTATGTCTTGGCGTCGGTGCTGATTACCAGGCTTTCCGAGACTTCGGCCTGGGCGGACTGCTGGCTTGTTTCGCATTCAAGAGGAATAGCGCCTACTGGGCCCTGGGTGATATCTATGTTAATCAGAGTCGGGGTTGTTACGCAGGTCTTGGCAAGGGTGAGAGCCGCTCTGTCTCCGCTTATGATTTTCAGTGTCAGTCCGTCCATGTTATTTATCCTCTTTTCTTTATAGTTATTATAGCCTATACTGTGTGTATGTGGTTTACTGTCGGTATTATAATTATTTGTGTTTATGTCTTATTCTCGTCTAAAAAGAAGGCTCCTAAAAAATCCCGCAGAGCTCCTGCTGCAAAAAAAACTACTTCTTTTGCGCTTCCTGTTGATAAAGCTGAGCGCCGGTTTATGTCTAAAAACGTACCGGATCTACTGCAGGGCTATGCTGTCTTTTCTGCTTCCTATCTCTCCCGCTTTGCTTCTCGTTATCTTTCTTCTGGAAAGACAGCACGTTTTACCGAGGACGAGCTTCTTCCTGGGGTTGAACCGGAGCGCGCTTCCTGGGTTTTAAATCACTGCTTACGCCTGGCTTCGGCCCGGTATAATGCTAAACGTACAATAAAAGAAGGCAGGGCCGCAGAGGCTTCCTCTGTTGATGTCAAACTGCAGCGCGCCTGTAAAACCTGCGATCGTGTTCCTGCAGAAAATAATTACAGCCTTGATTCTGATATTCCTATTTATCCTTGCGCTGATTGTAAAGAAAACGATATCTGCGTTTTCTGGTACAAACTTAATTTTTAGCGCGTCCCGCTCATCATTTCCAGGCGCCTTGAGCTCTGTTCCAATACGGCCATCAGTCCTTCCTGGGTTCCTCTGTAAGCCTGGGCCTTGAGAACCTGCGGGATGTCGTTGCCACCATTGATTGTGAAATTCTGAACGATAGAGTATTGGCTTGGAGCCTGGACCTGTGTCATGCTCTGCGGGATAAATGCGCGGGCCAGGTCGCCTATGTTGCGTACGGCCAGTACCCAGTCGTCCGGTGCTACCTGTGTGACTGTTCCGTCTGGGCGGAGGATTCCGTCTTTTACTTTGTTCTTTTCTTTCTTCTTTGAGCTGCTTTTCACGATGGCGGTGTTTGCTTCGTATTCTTCGTCGGATTGTAATCCGATTTTATTCATTCCCCAGTCTGCAAAATGTACTAACCATTTATATCCAGGGATTGTTCGAGCTCCTCCGTTTACGGCTGCGGCTGTACTGCTTTGTCCTGTTTCTTCTTTGTAGGACTGGATTGCTTCATTTCCCTTTGTTGCAGCGTCAGCTATTGCGTTTATTGGAGCTGCTACTGCAGCTGCTGATTTTTTAACTCCTTCCAGGGTTTTTTCTGCGTCTCCAGTGGCGATTCCTACCACCATGTCTTTAGCGCCTTCTAATCCTTCAGCCGTGCTTCCTACCAGGACTTTCGCTGCTTCCTTAAGGCTTGGCGCTACAGCCTGTCCCATGCCTACGATTTTTTCTACGAGCTTTCCTACGTTGGATGATAAAACTCTCAAAAACTCCGCGATGTCTGGTCCGTGTTCCAGGAGCCAGTCTTTTAATTCCTTGACGTAAGGTGTCAACTCGCGTGCGATATTGTCTCCGAATAGTTTAGTAAGGCTTGTTACCTGTTCTTTGATGTATCTTGTCTCTGTTACAAAGGCTGCGGCGTCCTTTTTATCCTGCTCTGTTTCAAACTGCGTACGTCCTACGCCGGCGAGGAAATTTCCTATACTTATTCCCTGGCGGTTCAGATCTACAAAAAGTTGTTGTCCGGCGTCTCCGAGGATGTCGCCCACTATTGTGGTTATGCGGAGCTTCGTTTCGTCGGTACCGTCGAGCTGGGCCTGGGCGCGTTCTATAATTGTTTTCATTGCGTCGGCCGGATCCATTCCTTCGAGCTCGTTAAATCCTATCTGCAGCTTTCCTAACTGCTCGGAGTACGCTTCGAGTCCGCTTCCGTCGATTGTGAGATGGTTCATTACGTTGCCGAGCTTGCTGATTGCTCCGACCAGGCCGTTTGCGTCTGCTCCGGCTATCTTCGCAGCGGCCCGCCACAAGTTGAGCTTCTCGGTGGTCGTTCCTATTATCTGGGAAGTATGGAGCTCCTGTGACGCCATTGCTCCGGAGGCCAGGGCGGTGGAGGCCAGGACTACGGCTGCATTGCGCGCGGTTCCGATCAGCTTATTAAAACTGTTGGCTACGCCGTCTATGAGTTTGTTTCCTGTTTCGAATGAGTTTTTGTCCGGGTTAAGTCCCAGCGATACAAAAAAACCGCCGATATCATTCTTGGCCATATATTTCCTCTATTTCTGTTCTTGCCCTCATACAAGCGAGCCCATCGAGCATGTCATCCAGATCGGTGGGCTGTCTTGCGTATTCACGGCAGAATGAATAAAAAAGCCAGAGGTAGCCGTTCGGACAGTTCCGTTCGATTGCCCTCTGGGCTCTTGATTCTTTTATTCCGTCGCTTTGGCGGCTGCTGCTTCGGGCTTCGAGAGCCGCACGTATTTTTTTAGTATGTATCCGTACAAGCAGTCCGCGATTGCAATCAACGCCAGCGGGTCGTTATTAAATAGCGGGATTCCTTCCAGGTTGTCCTCCGGATCCGTCATGCAGAATTTCTCTGTTTCGCCGTTCGGACATTTTACCTCTACGACTTTCCCCGCTATGCAGATTTTCATAAGCCGGAGCTTGTTTTCAAAGCTCGGACTTTGAATTACCCGGCAGATTTCCAGCGAGTTTGCTTTGTTTATTCCGTCCGGGAATGTTATCGTGAAGAGCTCAATATAGCTCTTGTCTCCGAGGCCCTGGTTTACTTTGTCCAGGGCTTCGGTGTAGTCGTTATGGGTTAGTGTCAGCGCTTCCATTCTGTCACCTTCCTACGCTATTCTGCGTCGTCGTCTACCTGGCCGTAGTTCCATACTACCTGGTAGTCTGCTGCGTCGTTGCCCTGGATGTTCAATGGTGGACAGCTTCTTACTGTACAAGCTGTGAAGGTCTGGCCTTCTGTCTTTCCGTTGATTTCCTGGGTAATACGAATAGTTCCGCCTACGCTGTCTCCGGCCTTCTTCAAGAAGTTTGCAATCTTGGCCATATCGCCTTCTGCTCCGGTCTTTACGACATTAAATGTCAAAGTACCGGCGCCGTTGGTGTTTGTTATGGTGATTGAGTTGCCGTTGGCCAGCGGGATAATCTTCGAGCTGTCCATTGCCTGCTGGGCCTGGACCATCTGGCCTTCAAGTCTGAAGCCGGCGATAGTTGTCGGTACGCCTCCATTGTAGAGAGGGTGTGTCAAAGTGACACTAAACTGTCCGGCTGCTACGATTGTATGTTCTGCCATTTTCTACTTCCTCCTGTTATCTTGTTGGCTGGTCCATGTACAAAGTACCGTAGATTGTTACGGCGCGTACTCCGTCGATGTAGTCAGCCTGCCATGCGTTCGGTACGATGATCTGGTCGCCGCTTTCCGGAAGGTCCGCAAAGACTGGCGCTGTAATCTGGAAATTGTCGAGGCGTCCGAATGCCAGGAACGGACGGACTGTGTCGCTCAAAATCAACAGACAGGCCTGGTATGTCTGGTTGTTTCTAAAGGTGTTCATACGTGTGATGTAGTTTGCTGTCTTTATCTTGCAGACAAACTCAATGTATGCCTTTACCCAGTTTGCTGCTACGCTGTCGCCGTTGAGGTAGAGACTTCCTTCGGTTACGACGTTTTCTGTTCCGTCGCCTACCCAGGTGTTGTATCCTACCTTCTGGGCGTCGAGAGCAGCCTTCTGTGTTGCTGTAAGGTTTGCATGTTCGCCGTTGCTGTCTGCAGGGCCGCTGGCTGCAATTGTATTAAACTGCACCATGTCGCAGCTGTTTCCTACCGGTGTTCCTGTTGGGTTTGCAACAGAAAGGCTGGCGCCAAGCTGGGCCAGGGCCGGGTTGATTGCGCTGTTCGAATTGTAAATTACGCGGGCTGTGCTCTGGGCTGTTACCAGGGCGCTCATCAAACTTGAGCTTGAGCTCAATATTGATTCATCGTCTGTTCCTACCCACAAAACGCTGTAGAGCGGGTCTGCCTTACAAAGGTTTGAAAGGTCGACCTGGGCCTGTGCGTAGTCGGCGCTTGGTGCAATTGCAAACTTAAAATAACCGTACATTTTCTGTGCGGCGTATACGTCAGCAAGTGGTGCTGTTGCAGGCTCCGGATCTCCGGTTGCTGATGGCACGTCTGTATCGTATACTGCGATTCCTACCTTTGCGGTAGTTGCTTTTGTGAAGAACGGAACCAGCCAGGTCTTAAGAAGCCCACCGGTCAATTCTCCGTAGTTGCTTGAGTCTAATTCTATGAGCTGTCCGGCTTCTACTGTCAGTATTCCTGGCAGGTATGTCTCAGCCTGGTCAACATGCATAAAAATCATGGCTCTTGAGTAGTTTTCTCCTGCCATCGGTGTGATGACCGTCTCTATCGGGTAGTTGACGTTTACCTGGGCTATGGAGTTTTTGAATTGTGACATGTTCGTCCTCCTTCTTTGGTTTTATAGTTATTTTCTTATAATTCTGCCGTTCAAAATTAAACCAGGCATTGCTCCCTGGTTCGTGTCCAGGAGGCTGTACCACTGTACCCGGATTGTCGTGTTCCAGGCCATTACCGTGTTGTTTCCTTCCTGTGAAAATATGGAGCTTACCGCATCAAATTGATCATTGAGCACGGCTCCCTGGACCTGTTTAAATTGTGTTTGTACGTCGGTCCTCATGCTCCAAAATGCGACATTATTAGCGAGCTCCTCGCTCTTGGGTCCTACAAACTGTAAGTCGATTTCCGCTATCTTTAAGACAGCGCCTCCGTTGACCTTCTGCTTTGAGTTGTTGACAGTCTGTTCTCCTACGTCGTAAAACGGAAGGGTCCGAGGTCTGTTCTGTCTGATCTGGTAGGCGCACCAGTTCTCTATGTTTAGGTTGGCTTCCTGGGGATTGAACCAGTTACCCTGCTTCGGTACTACGTACTTTTCGTTAACCGAGAGAATTGCCGCCAAGATTCCACGTAGCGTTGTCTGATTCAGCTCCATTGTTTCCTACCACCTTCTGTAATGTATATCTAAAAAATCCGCCTTCGCTCTCCCAGTCGTTGTCGGCCGTGAGCCTGTAGACGGATCCGTTTATGTCCGTGAATTTGTCCGAGAGTCCTCCGACCTCAGTCCACAGCTCCATTCCTTTGGTGTGGACCAGGTTGCCGTTGCTGTCTCTTGTCTGGTCTCCGGTTGTGTTCTGGAATACGCCGGTTATTTCCTGGGTGATGAGCTGTCCGCTCTGGTCCAGGACCTTATCCCAGCCGCCGTTGATTTTCGGCGTCATGTCATAAACCGAGAGGCTCCTTCTTTGCTCCGGCCAAAATAACAGCATGTCTCCGTATACGCTCATTTATGAACCTCTCCGTTAATAACATAATGCAGCGACTGTATCATGTTCGCGCCGTCTATAAGCGGGATGTCGCTGCCTTTCCATTTGATTGTGCTCGCAGCGTTCGGTACGCGCTGTTTGAAGTAGTCGCTTCGTACAAACTCGGATATGGCTCCGGTGGCCATTGTTCCTACTTTGTTCCAGTTGGCTTTCTTGCCGTCTGCGAGCTTCTGGGCTTCTTCCTTGATTGCTCCTTTGAGCTTGCCCAGGTTCTGTCGTATGCCTTCCTCCAGGAAAGGTCGGGCCG